CGATACGACGTCGTAAAGGCTGTAACGAATGGTCTCTTCGGTAACCTTTAGGGCAATACCTGACTTACCAATCGTAGCCTCTACCTGACCAGCTAGCTCCATGCTGCCTTCTGGATACTCTTCACCTTCCGCTAGGTCAGCAGCCTGCATTGCGCCACCCCACGAAGGGAACACAATTCTGGTGCCGTTGCTGAAGGAGATTCTCTGGAGCAGTCCAGTAAGAACTAGGTTTGGCTCAATCGCCTCTCTAGCTATTGTCGAGATTGTTCTTGGAAGAAGGAGTGGGTGATCCGTGCTGAAGTTATCGCGCATCTGCGACGTGAGCTCTATATCCTTACGGAATAGATCTTCCATCTTAACGCGCTCCTTAGCACCATCTACATAGCCATTGTTCTTCCATAGTCTCGTCATCTGGTCAAGTCTCTTGCGATCCTTGAGAGCCAGCTTTGTGTCTTCTGAGGCATCAACAAACTCGTCTTCTCCTCTGAAGTCTCCTACTCTCTTGCTAACCTCCGAGTCAACCTCGTCCTTTAGCTTCTTGTAGAGTGCGACCGCGACCTTCTTCTGATCTTCGGTAAACGTTGCGTCTAATTTGATATCTTCCATTTTTTTATCTCCTTATTGGTCACAGTCTTACTAGAATGGTCAGAGCCCAGAAACGCTTTTGAGCGTCTGCGCGTGCCCCAAGTAAGAACGACGGTACACCCTTGGTCTCTGAGCCTGAGAGGCCAGGAAGACCTGGTACAGTCTGAACTCTTTCGAGTCCTGCGAATTCGGCAGCAAGATCTGCTCCAGCTGTAAAATCGGCAAGAGCGTTAGCTAGTAGAGTTCCCTCTGCTACGCTAGCTCCGCCCTGACCTAGGTATGTCTTCTTTAGACATCTACCTATTCTTCTCTCTTCAGCGTTATTGACAAGGCTATTAAACTTAGCGTATCTTCCAGCTAGCTTCTGTGCGCTATAAGGAGAAGCAACACCGGCTCCATGGTGAACTCCAGAGCCTAACATCACAGCATCTCCAGCGTTTATCGCTACCTCCTCATCGTTAGTAGCAGGAATTTGAATAACGTAATCTGTTACAAAACCGATTGAGTGCTGTCTCTTGTAGTTTGTGAAGGCTATTGGTAGATATGAGCTGTAGATAGGCTGCGTCACTACGCCAATAGGCTTAACTTCACCAACGTTTACGTTGAATGCAGTACCCGACGCACCAGCAATTCCCCAGGTTGTTTCTGCATCCGTAGTTCCAATGTTAATTAGAACTGACTGATTTGCCAGGATGCCTGCTGTTGCAATTCCAGTCTGATTGGCAACTACGTTTGTACCGTAGCCCATCATAGCTGGAACAAAGAAGCCAGAGTTGGCAGCAACAAACGCTTTTCTCTGATCTGTCTGACCGTGGCCAGCCACTGTGCCAGTTGCACCAGTTATGATACCAATAATGGTACCTGCGTCAATCACGATAGGATCGTGATGCACTTCGTCTATTCTAACATGCGCTAGTCCGGTGAATGGCAGTCTTGGTGCTGCCTGGCTGTTAGGTCTCACGCCTTCACAGACTTCGCGGAAGTATGGGCGGTTTACCGCATACCCACGTGGGATTCTTAATGCCATAATTAAACTCCGTTAATTATTAGTCGCCAAAAACCTGATCAACAGGTTTCTTGAAATTGTCCTGAGTCTTAGAAGGCTTTTTACTTCCAGCTTGGACACTGTTCTTGCTATCGACAGGAGAAGGTGTTGTAACCTTATCTTGTGAAACAATTTCGTTAACATTCTTTGCTTCACTCTTTACTTCTACTTCCATCTGATCTGAAAGCTCTAGTATGAGATCTGCAAGAGAATCTTTTAGTGATTCAACCGAACGCTTAGAAAGTTTATCAGAGTAGCTGTTAAACTTATCTAGGCTATCTAGCCCATTCGTGTCAGGCTTCTTTAGCTGTGCTCTTACTGATGCAAGAGCCGTTGCTAATGCTTTGGACATCTCTACTTGCATGTCCGTCTGAGCCTTAGAGAGTCTCTCTATCTCAGATGTCTTAGCTTCAACAGTCTTCTCTAGATTTGTAATTTTTGTAGTAGCAACAGCCATTTCTTTCTGCATTCTTTCTCTTTCTTTCGTGAGTGCCTCTAGCGAGGCCGACAAGACAGCCGGATCTAGTCCACTATCTGTCACTTTTGGTTCCTCGTTGTCCATGTTAATGCGTTCCTTAGGTTTAGATCTATTATCGGTCCTATCCGAATCCATGTGTACGTCCTTCTTAGACTTAGGATTAAGTGCCTGAGGGACATTTGATGTCTCATCAGACTTCACATTGTCTACATTAGGAGTAGTTTTTGGACCGGTCATTTCTATAATTGTCTTCTTCTGAGCACTGTGAGAGGTGCCTTTCAGAAGATTATATTCCCCACTTTCGTCTTGGAGCGAGAAAGCGCGAACCATCGCCTTTTTCCCTCTACTCATAGACTCTATGAGGATGTTGTCTTTCTTTAACTGCTCGTATTTGTTGCAGTCTTCCCACTGGAAGTTTATTAGCTTGGCTGGAGGCTGAGCTGGCATGTTGACAAAGCTAGCCTCATTATATTGCATATTGCCAGTTATGTAGTAACAGAGTTTAGCCTCTAGAGCATCATCAATGCTATCGCCTTCTAGCTCCTCTCCACCCGGACCATACATCCTTCCTGGAGTATGCTCGCACTTGAATATGTTATCTCCGCAGATGGAACAGGCCACTGAGTCTGTGCTATGTCCAACAGAAATGCTCAGATATCTACCATCTATAATCTTTTGGATCGAGTCAGGGTCCGTTATTATCGCGTCAATAGTTACTACTCCAGATCCTCTTGATCCTTCTGCGTCCGGCATCTTGTAATCATAATCAAAATCTTGACCAGACTTTAGAGGGCTAAACGTAGCTTTAACTATTCTACCTATAGGATCCTGATCTATAGAGTGGTGACGAAGGACTGGCTTATCATACTCAGCTTCTCCACCAGATGTTTTACTAAAGAATGTTTTATAGCCTTTTTGTACCTTTATTCCTGGGTACACTCTCCGATTTGTAATCACCCCGGAGTGGGTGGCGTCCATTGTTACTTTTAATTTAGGATTCTTGCCTGAGTTGACAATTCCTATAGCCTGACTTTTTATGGATAGTTCTGTAGGTTGATCTACAAGAACTGAATCTATGAACTTAAATGCTTTCACTACTTTACATCTCCTAGTGGTAGTCTCAACTCGCAGTTCGCATTTTCTTTAGTTGGTATGAATTCTTTATAGATGACATCACCTATAGGTATTTGCTCAACTACTTCTTTGCTGGTACTATCTACTAATTCAATAAATTTGTAACCCATTCTTTTTGCGAATTTTATGAAGCCGAATCTAAATGCGGTATCAATTTGATCGTTTAGCAGACTTTGTATAGATTTTTTGATTATTTCTATATTTTTGATTGCTAAGAAAGAACTAGAATTATTATCAGAATCTGGAGTCAGACTCTTTATTATAGCCGACTTATGTGGATTTAAGACTTTCCAGTAAGAACCAGAAATGAAATTAGTCTTGAATCTTGACAAAGATCTTTCTCCTATATAGTCTATGGGTTCATTAAAATCTGAATTCCTTTCTAAAAATTGCTCCTTTGCTACAGAGAATCCAGAGTCTACCATATCCATGAGAGAATCAGAAGTTGCAGCTACACAGTCTTTTACGAATGTAGTCATGTAAATAGAAACAGAGTCTTCTACTGAAATTGTATCAGTAGGGGATATAGATGTAATTTCCTTTTTTAGATGGTCAAAGTATACCTGTAATGGCTCAAAGAGATCATTCTTTGTAAATCTACTTTTTACCTTTGATCCGTATTGATTAGCTGGTTTTGCCTTATTTGCAGCTGCATTAGCAGCAGACTTTGTAGGAGCTGCAGGAGCCGGGGGCATCTTAGCTTTTGCTGTTACCCTAGCTAGCTTTATCTGGTCCTCAAGAGTCATTGCCCTAAGGGTATTAGCCATGTCTTCTTCCGACATTGGCTTTTTGTTCAGATAATCTCTTCTGAACTCGTCAACAGTTATAGCGTTTCCTAGCATTAACTGAAGACCCTGATTTTCTTGGGCTCTCTGCTCTTCTTTAGTTATTAACGGGAATGTGAAGTAAACCATGTTATCTAGGTTTACATCAAATCCTCCTTCCAGCAATAGAGGTATAATTATAGATTGTGTCAGTTGGGCAGAGATAGCGGTCTGATAGTCTAAGGCAGAATTCTCTAGGTTCTGACTTACGCTAGTAGCAGTCCCCTTGTTAGCAGTATCTCCTCTACCTAAGTCTAAAGGAGATAGGGATAATCCACCTAAAACTCTAGATTCAAAGTAGTCAATTAGTGGATATATATCTAATGATGAGCTTTCTCTGCTTATAAGATGTACGTCATGTCTTTCACTGGTTATTATGTACCCTTGAGAAGGCATAGAAGATAACTGACCTATTACGGTATCTACCTCGTTAGATCCGTCCTCGTAGATCATAGCTGGCCTATCTGGAGTGCCAACCTTGTAGTGGTAGAGCGGAAAAGCCTCTCTTTCTGCTAGCACTAGGGCTAGCTCTTCCAGTTTTCTTAAAGCTCTAATATCGTCTAGGACACTTATGAGATAAGGAGTACCAAATGTGAATCCAGTTTTTCTGTCTATCGCAACGTGGACAATATCTTCTACATCAAACTGTTTTTCTACTCTTTCAGCTTTGTTATTATTATACAGTGCTTGTCTCCATTTTATTGGAGTTCCGTAGTAGTCTACTTCTACCTCGGTTGTTATAGGATCCATCACGAAAATACCAGCTATTGGATCTATTACTTTGCCGTACATCCTGACCTGCTTACCAGAGGACCTGCCAGCGTCCCTTCTTATGACCAGATAACCATTATGGTACATTACCACATTTGTGACAAACTCTCTGACCCAAGTCATGGTAGGTATACCAGTTACCATAGCAATCTCGTATAGTCTATTGTTTACATAATCTACAGTTTTTTGATTCTTTCCTACTATCTCAAAACCATGTTTTAGAATATGAATTCTGTGCTTCTTTATAGAATTCATCACATATGGTTCAACGTCAGCACATCTAGCTATTTCAGATAGATCGTATACTGGAGCAATAAATTTAGTATTTCTTGTAAAGTTTTCTGTATAGCCCTTAGACTCGTAACTTCTTGCTCTTCCTAATATCTTTGTCCTCTTTTCTAAGGCTCTCTGTATATTAGAGAGTGTAGCCTCAGAAAGAGCTAGCTTAATGTCCTTTAACTTTATATTTGCCATATTAGTTATTCTTCATTTAGGACTGATTTTAATTTATTGACAATCTCGTCTAAAGCCTCTTGAGGCAATGGTTCCATGCAACTATTGCCATCATTGCTCTTAGCGTTTTGCATGTCTAATATTCCGTACTTGAACTTAAGTCGTTGGCTTGTCTTAGATTGCATCTGTCCGAAGTACTTTTCAATTTCTTGATTACTGATATCTAGACTCGGAGGCATTTTTCCTATAATGTTGTATATAACATCTCCAGCCGCGATGTCACTTATTTCTACGTCTCTTGCTATAGGAGGTGTGCTTTCAGATGTGTCGGTAGCACACACACTTGCCATGTCTAGCCTTGTGGCCAATACTTCTAGTATTCTAGCTATGCCATATAAGTGCCTCCTGTCGGCCGATACCGTCCACCCAAGATTGTCTCCTCTACCATAGTCATTGATTATAGACATTATTTCTTTTATCAAGTCTTTTATGATTCTGAACAAGACTTGTAGGGCGTTTACAATTGCCCATCCTATGCTTAATAATCCTATGCAGTGCTCTAGCCCTGGTATTTTTACAGTAAAGGCTTTTGTAACTTTAAGTAGTATATTCTGCATTATCTTATTCATTTCATTTACAAGTTGGAATAATGCTCCCATGATCATGTTAGTAACATACATCTTTAGCTGGTTGAGCATGTTAGCAATCTCAAATCCTAGATCAGTGGCTAAAATTCTAAGGATTGCTGCTATAGTTCTAAGAAGATCAGTATCTTTGAAAGCTCCAAAAAGAGAAACTAAACAACATATATCTTGATCCGTTATCTGGTACATAAATGCATTTAATATATCATCATACATATCATTACTTCTTTCTCTCAGTGCTCTGGTTGAGCTTGATAGAGCAACAGAGATATCAAGTCTAGGAAGTTTAGAGTTTACAGTTTCTTCACTAGATTCTATTATTGGCGTGTCCGAGCTAACACCACTTCTCAGCTCAGCAAATTTTTCTGAGTAGGTATCTGCTATATCCAAAGCTCCTCTTATTAAGAGCTGATTCTGGGATACGTGCATATAAGCTATCCAGTGATCTATAGTCAGGTATTCTCCTGGCCCTATAAGTCCACCATATCTGTTGTAGTATTGGGCTACGTAATCTATAATTTTTTTGTTATCGTCTTTTTCCAGGGATCCTACTAGATCTTCGTAGTCTACTCCGGCTCCCTGTAGTGCCCTATTCCTAGCTTCCCTATCTGTAGCTAGGTTATTAACAACATTTTCTGAGTCTGGGATATTAACCTTTAAAGATTTTAACAGTTCTATTATCTTGGCTGCTCTTATGCCCAACTCTAGCAGGATAGCTATACCAGCTAATACTTTTGCTGAAAAAGAAACCTTAGCAGCAGATTCTTCGTTAGACAATGCTAGAAATATGTCTGACATAAACGGAGCTATTGCTAAAGCGGCTAAGAATGCTCCGGCTGCTCCTACTCCGTTAATGAAATCATTAAATATACCTTCATTAGTAGTTTTAGTGCTCTGAGATATCATTACAGCCTGGGAAGCCCCAGTAGCTGGGATGTCTGTATTAAAGTACTTCCTTCTTACTTGCCATTTTTCTTCATATATAGCATCAACTGATCTCTGAAACATTGCATAAGTAATAACCGTACCTTGCCTAGATTCAGATGCGGCAAGTCTTAGTGCTGCTGCTGATACATCTCCAGAACCCTCATCAATTGGGATATATGCAGCTGGCTCCATGCCAGCTAGTCCCTTAAGCAGGACTTTACCTTTTAAATGGGTTTTAGCTAAGCCTCTAAATAGTTCTTCTGTCGCTACCTTTCTAGCGTCCTCCTTAGGAGGAGGTTTATCATCTCGTAAAACATCTGGACCTAAATCTTCATCTTCGATAAGCTTCCTAGGCCTATCAAATTCTGGTATTCCGTTGTACCCAATTTTTTGTGGCATCAGAAACTCTTACGTCTAGGGCTACCTAGGTTATTTCTTGTAGAACCAGAACTTCCCATAGACCTCCCATACATGTGGCCATGCTTTCTAGCCGATACATCCAGGTCCCTGACTCCGGCTGGTTTTGGTCCTGTATTAGCCTTTCCTGTAGTCATCTCTAGTCTATATTTTTTGGCATCCTCTAGCCTTTCCAGTTCAGTAGGACTGTACTGAGGATTATTGTTGCTGGTAACAGGAACTCCTATTATTCTAGTAGAATACTGAACTTCTTTTAGATCTCCCTCTTCTAGAACAAAGCACGCACAGGCAATCATAAACGCCGTCAGGGTATGGTCTTCACCTTGACTAAATCTTGCTAGTCCATATATTGAGTAGTTCTCTACTCTGTAGTTTCTCATCTGCTGTATAAGCCCCATCTGCTTGGCATCTACAGTAGTCATTGTGTCTTCAGACTTAGGTAATATAATAGCTCCATCTTCTAATAGTTTTACAGTCTGCTGTACTATAAATTGTTTTGCAAACTTCTTTACTGGTTTTGCAGATACTGGATCTAGAATTTCTACATTCTGATTCATATGTAAGGCCTGAGTTATTTCCGCCAACCTGGTTGATGGGTTCCTTTGGCCATGTCTTTTTATCATCTCTATTTGAGCAGTGCCATATCCAGCATCTGCAAATATATGCTTAAAATTCCATATAGTATGTAATCTTATAATTTCATTTACTGATTCAGTCTGCATATACTCAGATTCTGGTACAACTATTTTATTGACTAGTTTCAGCTTACTCCCATCCCAACCCATTATTACCATGTGCGTTCCAGCACTCTTATTCCAGTCTATACCTAGTACATATTTATATCCTTGTTCTGGTACATCGGAATATTGATAATCTTGAATAGACTTATCTATGTGCTTTCTTTTGAATACACCATCCTCTAGATCTCCAAAGTCTGCAAGAAACTCGTGAGTAAACGCAGCCTCATTATATGAGTTCCTAAAGTATTGCTCTTGCTGAGATGTCCACGTAGGATTTTCTGCAGAAATAAACCAAAACTCTTTATATCCAATATCTTTGTTTACTACATAAGTATAGAACTTCTTTCTCCAACCTTGTGGCGTAGAAGCTGCTATAACTCTAGCTTCTGGGTGAGATGCTAAGATAGCCATGATGGCGTCAATGTCTTTTTCTTTAATAAAGTCTAGCTCGTCAATAATAATTAAGTGAGCATCCTGGCCTCTGATCTTATCAGCACCGTTAGAGCTAGCCGGTCCAGCAGAGAAACCTAACGCTTTTGACCCATTCTTAAGTTCTATAAGGTTTGGACCTTTTGTAGATCTAGATATAGAGTTTGTTATATTCTGACTCTTTTTTATAAACTTCCTCATTTCATCAAAGAATCTGCTAACCAGTCTTTCGCTGGGGGCAATCACTAGGACGGTATGATTGTCATTTGTGCATAATTCAAACAATATCTCTATAACCATTGTCTCTGACTTGCCTGCACGTCTACCGCCTCTTATAAGCTTTTTATCGGATGTACATGACAGTATTCTTTCTTGATACCATCTAGGTTCCCACTCGAATTCAGCGTAAGCCCAGCTTATAGGATCTGTAATAATCTTAGCTAACTCGTACTCGTCTATGTCCCTAAAATCTTTAGGGTCAAGCGCAGCAGCTACATTTGATATATGTCTTTTGCAGTTTGGGGGGAAAGGATTTTTTGTTACTCCTTTCTTGTACAACATGTCATAGTACGTTATACAGTTACTACATAGATCTCCAGGGGGAGCATCTTTTAGAGGAGTAAATCCATTTGCTTTATAATCTATTTCCGGAATATATTGTATATCAGACATATTATCTTGCTTGTAGCTTTAGCGGATGACCCTGTGTCCAGGAACCGCAGTCCTTACACATGAATCTCTGGAATTTGTTAAACTTTGTATAATTAAATCCTCTAAGCTGTACATTAGAAGATCCGCAACAGTGGCAAATATTTTCAGAGTCTACTGTTACCCTAGGATGAGACTTAGACCAAGGCCTTAATGCTTTGTAAACTTTTTCTAGTAAGAGTACATCCTGCTTGTTATACTTTTTCATCTTATTCCAGGCTTTCTCATCTCCTCTCATGCATTCTTCCCATAGCTTAAATCCGCCGGTGCTTACCTTCTCTCCTAGGCCTAGAACTTTTCCTAGATCGTCTAGCCTATTACTATCAAAAGCAAAATTCTTTCTAGCTATTTTAAGAGTATCTATAGTTTTATATGGACTAGGAGGTTTTAGCCCATGTACTACAAATCTTGCATTAGCTTTTCTTATATCAAATTTATCCCCATTGTGCGCTATAACAACATCAGCTTCGTCTAACAGTTCCCATAACTTTTTGACAAGATGTTTATCATTTTCTCTATTCTTTTCATAGCCAGGAAAATCTGGTAGGCCATAGCTAATAATTTTATTAGAATCTAGCCATTTTGCGGCAAATGATAACATATACCAGTGTCTATCAAAGCTTATTACATCTTGATCAAACTTGCCCCATACCCAACCGAGCGAAGGGGCAGTCTCTATATCAAATATTAGGATCTTTAGTTTTTCTATTTGCATCGGGATTATCTAAAGGTCAACGGTTGTTATAATTTACGTCTCATAAATTACCGATGCATAAATTGTGCTTCGTTACCTATGACATTCTTAACATTCATCATAGAATCATGTATAGCCATTACAGCTCTTTGCCTCATTGTATATGAGGCTTGACTATCTAGGGGATTTTGGAATTCCATAGATCGTTGATCATTTCTTGCTGCTACTTTACTGACTCCGGGAGTAAATCCTTCTATTGCTATATCTAGCCCAAAAGACACTAGGGTCATCCAGGACGCACCCTTAATAAATTTTTTATCTATTCCAAGAGTTGTCTTAAGTGCTGATTTTTGGGCTTTGTATTGTTTTCTATGATTTTTTAGTGCTTCCTTTACTTTGTCTCTTGCGCGTCTAACTTTCTCTGGGTTTTCTGTTGGATAGTCATTGTCTGAAAGTGTTTCTAATTTCTTATTTAATGCTTCTAGACTTTTAAGTAGTTTATTTCTTTTTGCTTTATACCCAGGTTGGGTACTACTTCTGAATTCTTCCATTACAGGTTTCCCAAGAAATTTATCGTATAGGGTTTCGCTAAGTCCAAGACCTAAAACTAACCCTGACAGGCCGCTGTTTACTGTATCTTCGTAACCTCTACCTCCGCTGGGGCTAAGTAAGCTTTCTACATTTACCATTACATCCTCCTATTATTATGTATAGACTGAACTAACCCTGCAGTAGAATAGTTTAGTCTTCTAATTGCTGACTGTCTTGCCGGAATAACCTCTTCTATATTTCCTTCTGCAGCCGGAGAAGGAGTAATGTTCATGCCAATAGCTGCTCCGCTAGCAAATGTAGCCGCAGTAAGTGCGACACCAGCTGGATGCCTTTTGATAAAACCAGCTGACTTAATTGCAAGGCCTGCAGCTGCTGTTGCTGCAATAGTTGTTGGCTCTTGACCTAATACAAGAGGTGCTGCTAGTCCTGCTACTCCAATGCCT